ATTAAAATGTTGTCTTACGATTTAAATGGTAGTTTATCAAATGTTGTTTCTAACACACTAAAACAAAATGTTGCGAACTATCTGTCAAACTATAGAATGATAAACGATTATATATCAATACAAGCGGCTGAGACAATTGATTTGGTGGTTGATGTTGATGTTGTTTTGGATAATAGTCAAAATCAAGGATCTATTGTTGCAAAAGTTATTGACATCGTAACAACCTTTTTTAATCCTTTTGTTAGACAATTGGGTGAAAATGTTAATATATCAGAACTAAAAAGGTTAGTCCAATCGGAAAATGGTATTGTAAGTGTGTCCGATGTTAGATTCTTTAACCAAGTTGGAGGACAATATTCGTCAAGTCAAACATCAATGCCTTACTCTGATCCAGTAACAAAACAGATTCAACCAACTGCTGATACAATCTTTGCAACACCAACACAAATATACCAAATTAGATATCCAAATAAGGACATTAACATAAGAGTTCTTAACCTAAAAACGGTAAACTTCTCTTAGCGATTTATTTTTCTGAAAAGAAGATTATTTTTCTAAAATAGGAAATAAACTATTTATGAAAAAACGAGCATTTAATGTCTAAATCATATAGAATAAGAACCCAAGTGGGGGTTGACAAATATATTAACCTTAACTTAGAACAAGATTGGGAACAATTAGAGATACTTTCTTTAAAGATTCTTGGAAATGACGTATATACTCGTTTTTGTGCCGATTATGGGGTTGTTGTTGGTAGGGTTTTTGTTAATGGTGGTTACGGATTACCAAATGCTAAGGTATCTGTGTTTATTCCATTGGATGATGCCGATTCGTTAAACCCATTTATTGCCGAACTTTATCCGTTTAAAACAATCGGAGATACAACTGAGGAGGGGTATAGATATAATCTATTGCCAAAATTACCATCATATAGGGGACATCAATCAACTGGATCATTTCCAAATAAGGGAGATGTATTAATGGATTCTTCATATATTGAAGTTTTTGATAAATATTATCGTTTTACTGTTAAGACAAATGAAAGTGGTGACTTTATGATAATGGGTGTTCCAGTTGGAAACCAAACAATCGTAATGGACATTGACCTATCGGACATGGGGTGTTTTTCACTTTCACCACAAGATTTAATACAACAAGGTTTAGCGACAGAATCGCAAGTTGATGGTGCAACATTTAAAACCTCAACAAATCTTAGGGAATTACCACAAATTAAAAACTTGGTATTTGATGTGGATGTTCGTCCATTCTGGGGTGAAGCCGATCTTTGTCAGGTGGGTATTACCCGTGTTGATTTTGATTTAACAAAACAGGCAAATATTAACATACAACCCACATCTATATTTATGGGGTCAATCATCTCAACAACCGATGATGATGCTCTTAAAGTAAGTTGTAAACCAAAAAACAATACAGGTAACTTATGTGAATTAGTTGCTGGTCCTGGTGAGGTGTTGGCAATTAGACAAACCATAAATTCTGACTCATTGGGATTACCAATACTTGAACAATACTCATTTGAGGGAGGATCAAAAATTATTGATGCCGATGGAACATTTGTTGCGAATGTCCCAATGAATCTGGATTATATCTATACTAACGAATTTGGGGAACAAGCATTCTCAACTGACCCTAAAAAAGGAATACCAACAAAAGGAAAATATAGGTTTAAATTCAAATGGCAAAATGAACAGGGACTACAAGGTAGTTTTTTAAGGGCTAACTTTTTAGTTCCTAACATTAAGGAACACGGTTGGGTTTCTTCAAATACTGACCCATTAAATCAATCAACAACAACATATAGTTATCCAACATTACCTGTTGGGACAACAAGTGGTAATACAATAGTGTTTGGATCAACTATAGGGTTAGTACCACTAACAACTAATAACGTTGCCAGTTATCAGATATATATAAATGGTCAAATTTATTTGGGGACCATAGAGTCAATTACGGTACCGGCTGGACAAACATTCCAAATAGTTGCAACACCTATTGACCCATTACAACCTCAAACTTTAACATTTACACAATATCCACAAGCCTTATTCAGTCTTTTAAGGTCTTACGCTTTTAGTTTAGATTGGGATGACTATTATGACCCACAAGAAGCTATAAATTGTGAAGACACGTTTTATGAATTTAAATATAATAAAGTTTATACAACCGCAATGTTCCTTGACCGATATAAAAATGGTATTGGTAGGGCAAGACACTTAGGAATTAAGGAAATTGATAATAGAACGTGTAAATCAAATGTTAACACGTTCCCTGTTAATGACATAATTAGAAATTTTGATTTTATATTCTTCGTATTCAACATATTAATTAATATACTAACTTTTCCAATATTAACGCTTTTATTTGTCGCGCATTTAATTGCATTTATGTGGCCTATATTAAAATACCTTCTTATTGTGTTAGGTATTTTTTTAACTTATGATGCTGTTGTGTCGGGACTTGAGGCAATCCAAACAGGACTTGCGGCGATAAATGATGCGTTAGGGGTACTTAGTGTTGGACTTGGGGTTGTCGTTAATGCGGGTTTGTTAGCCGAAACAATAAGGAATTTATTATGGGGAATTGCTCAGATTGCCATTGCGGCGTTTAAAATAGCATTAGCCGCGGCATTTACCGCATTTGCAGTACTTGCTGCGATTAAAGTTAAAGGATTCCCAAGAATTGGTCTACCGATGATTTCATATCCTGATTGTACAAGTTGTGATTGTGATTGTGGAAATGCCGAATTAGATGATGATTTTGATACAAATAGTGTGCAACAATCTATAGATGCCGCCGCACAATCAACCTCTAGTGGGGCGTATAATTTAACTTTGGTACCAGCAAATAGTGTGATCGCACCTGTCAACTCTGCTGGTTCGTATAATATAGATCACCCAAATTTAATTTGGACTACAGTTAATGGTGATCCTGACGATGATCCATTTGATTGTGGTCCTGGTTTTAATGGAAATTTTAAATCATTTGCAACAATAATTGGAGATCAGGACTTAGCTGTTGAAATTGCCGTAAGAGCTACTTTAGATTTTAAACGAGTAATATCGGGATATGATGTTTTAAGTTCTACAGACCCTAATAGATACACAAATGATGAGTCGTTATTATTACATGCACCTCAACCATTCTTATGGGCGGCTGATAAAGAATTAGGTGATAATACCCCTGATAGACGATTTTTTGCGTATCCACTTACAGATACATTCCCTCAGAAATTAAATGAGTTTAATTTAAGAAATAAATATTTTACAGGTGTTAATAGAATACAGACAACTGTTAACCCACAGATTCCTGGATCTCAACCATTTTTAGATCAAGTTGTTGTTATCTTAATGAAACAAGGAACCACATCACAATTAGGTATTGGAGGACTATGTAGTTTCCAAGACCCTAATTATACTGACGTTGGGTCATCTAATAGGTTAATTAACTTAACTGGTGCAACACTTAATCAATTTGGAACCAACTCAATCACAGGGACAACAGTAACAGGTAGTTCAATACCGATTGTTATACAATATGCGAACCCAGCAGATCCAAACGGAAATAGTAATTTTCCTGGAGGTGCAACTGTTATGATTAACCAACCACCATCAAGTCAGTTACCAGTACCTGGTAATCCTAATGTTGAACAATCTTATTTGAAATACGCAACAGACGTAGAATATTTTCAACTCATAACTGGTATGACTGTAAGTCAATTTTCGGGATCATCAGTGACAACTCCAGGATATTATGAAAGTTCATATCTATTCCATGACGTACAAGTTGCGGTACCCGATTGTGATGTTTTGTTACCCATACCCATTAATAATTCTTACATATATACGGTTCCTGATGTTATAAAAACAATGTCTAATCATGATACATATGAGGTTTGTATATTTGTTAGAGGTGTTGACCCAAATACGGTACCACAAACAATAAAATATGATTTAGCAAGAATTTTTGGACAAACATCGGCATTTGGTTCTGCATTGAACATATCAGTTACAGGTCAGTATTATATGAACCAACCTATTAAAGGGACATCCGCAGGTAAAGCAACGCTAAGTCATAATACAGGTACAAATACAAGTGCTAACTTATATTTCCCATCATTTACATTTACTCCTGACGGTAATGCATATTCGGGATTTACATCAAACTTACCATATTTTTATTTAGCGACAGACGATAATACCCCAGGTTCAAATACAGCACCATATACACCAATATTAGGGTGGGAGACAATATCTCAAATAACACAAGGGGGCAATCTTTACCAATTACTTGGTGGATCTAATTTTACATTACCTAGACAACAAACTGATTACATTGGTGGTGGTACTTTTGCTGCTTGGGACTTAAACATACCATTTAATATGACCTTACATACTAATGATAATGGTAGTTCACCTAGTTGTGATCAAGATTGTCAGATAGGGCAATATTACAATTATATTAATGGTATTAATGGTGTATGGTTTAATTCGGGAAATGTTGGAGGTAACTTAAGTGCTGCGTATTCACCGGCTTACTATAGATATGGTTTACCCGCAATAAACTTCAATAACCCAGTTAATATGGTTATGAGAAGTGATAGGTTACCAACATCAACAGCTGTTGAAGATGGAACC